TCATATAATATAGGTATGAAAAATATAAAAGAGAATATTTTATTATTACCATGCTATGAACATGACATCAGAGAATATGCAAAATCGCATATGCCTCCATTGACTCCTGTTTATCAATTGACATCCGAAGAAGAAAAAGAGTTTCAAGAAGATAAAAAAAGAGGAGAGCTTCTTGATAAGTTAGAGTCAGGAGATCAAATTGATAAAGAGAAATTAAGTCAAGATGAAAAGTTCCTACTATGGAAAATGAAGTATCAGAAAGGAGGTGTAAATGGCTAAAGAAAAAAATCATTTAGAGGAGTTTTTGGAAAAGGAAAAAGATTTAATTTTAAAAACCATAAATACTAATGATCCTATGGAAAAAGCTATGTTAGCAATAGATCAAGCTATTAGATTAGAGATGTCAACGGACTTTAATCCTAATACTGATAAGATCAAAGTTAATATTGAAGATCAAAATGGGAACTTGGTTATTAAAGCGGTAAAAGTTAAGAAGTAGGTTCTTCTTCCACAAGCTCTTCCTCTACTGTTTCTTTTTGAGGTTCGTCTTGTGTGAATTCTCCTACCTCTGGCTTAGTATCTATCTCATCAAAGATGATGTTTAGTTTTTCATCATCATCTACTACTGCTCTTGCTATTTCCTTATCTATTTCTTTAGTTAAAGTGGGAGATTTAACATTGATAGATTTTGCTTGTTGATAGAACATAAGGTCAGATGCGTAATCTCTTATATTGAAAGTGTCAGGATAATTTATTTCTCCATCAAACTCTCTATTTTGAAATATCGCATATAATCTAAATAAGTTTTCTTCTGCTATTTGTAAGTTATCGGCTTTTTCAGATAGTCTAGCATTTAACAACTCAAATTCTGTTTGTAAAGCTATACCACTTGATACTTGCGTTTTATTACCCCTTACTGCGTCTGTATGAGAGATTCTATGTATCGCCTCAACCTTTTTATTAATTGATTCCATAATAGCTTGTAAGTTCTGTCCACTTGGTTGAAGTAGATAAGGTTTTAAATTTGGTTCCATTTCTTCTGGCATTTCAATAATCGCACCAGCTCCAGCACTCGCATTAACATTTGGAGTTTTAACTAAACTTGGATGATTGGTTAATCTTATTAATTGTTCTATCTCTGAATATTCATTATAGATAGACTTTTGTAAATCAGCAATATCTGAAAGGTCTGACTGGCCAATTCCCCTCTTATGTGATTTGGAATTGAATAAGATAACTGCCGGTATCTTACCAATCAGATTCTCAGCAGTATCCAGTAGAGTGGGTTCTGCACCTTGATGCGGAACATAAATAGTGTCCACTTTATCCAGATACCAACATCTTAAATAAGTGCCACCAGTTCTATCCACTTCTTCTCGTACTTTGAGATAATCTAATGAGTATTTTCCATTCAATTCTCTTTTATAATTCCAATCTAAAATATTTTCAGGAGTTACAATAGATAAATAAGGTCTTATATCTTGTTGCAGTTCTTCTGCTCTGGTATTGGTTATTATATTTGGTTTATCTAATATTAAAAAACATTGACCATAGATTGATGAATAATTTTGAGCTTGTTTAATAACAGAGTTAAAATCATTACCATCTAAATCAGCATCTTTCATAAAATTTTCTAAACTAGGATCATCTTGCATATCTCCAAAATCTCTAGAGGGTTTTACTCTAAATAAAAAAGATGAATAAGTTTGAATGATATTTTTACAATGATTATCGCAAGGAGTATTAGCAAGTCTTTGATTAAATTCGTTATCCAACTCTAAATTATAACGGTTAAGATATTGACCCGCCATATAATCCCAGCCACCATTATATGATCTTATGAAATATTCCCAATTTGTTATATTTTCTTTATAATCTATATGGGTTTCTAATGCTTTATCTCGCGTGTATGCCATATTGCTTTTGTTTCATGTTCCATCTTTGAGGTTTAAACGACCCTGTTTGAATAGTTAAAGGTTTTAAAAAATCTACTAAATAACCTATCGCATCATTCATATGATCGTAACCACTTTCTTTATCAGGAATATTTGTTCCTACTTTGTATATTTGTTGTTGTAATCCTTTTAACATTATTTTACAAGATTTAGATATAAAAATATCTCTTTCGCCCTTTGCTGACTTCAATCTAGCATTAACAACATTAACTCTATCCCTAACAGGAGTATGTTTATGTCTTACCTTAACTTTGAAACCAGCATTCTGTAAAATGCTTAAATCTGTTTTCCCTCCAGCACTTGTTTTCCTTTGCCTACAAGCTGGATCAGGATAAATAAATATTGGTACTCTTGTTCCATATCTGTCTTTTAACTCTTGACACATTTCCTCAGTATTACTTGAATAAATAACCACTTCATCTACAAAATAAATTTTATCTCTCTTTGTAATTCTTTCTTGTTCTATTTGAGCTACTGCACAACTCATAGGATCAACATTAAAATCCATTCCAATGTGTAAAGGCTTTTTCCAGTTTATTTGTTTATCAACTACATTATCAATGGTATGAAAATTATAATAGACTGCACCAGCATAAGTTTCAAAGGAAGCTTCAAACTCCTGTCTAAATGTTCTAATATCTAAATCGGCTTTAGCTTGTTCTATTTCTTTTTTTGTAACTCGACCACCCTCCAATGTTGTAAATTGAAAACTATCCCACTCATCATCCTGTTTACCTTTTGCATATAAACGATAGGACCAATTACCATACCCTCTAGGAGATCCAGTAAATAAAACATGACCCTCAGTGTCAGAAATGGAGGCTCTTAATACTTCCGTCCAAGCTAATTCAGGTATATCAGCAAATTCATCTAATACTAAAAAATTAATTCCTGTACCTCTTAGATAATCAAAATTTTCACAACCTTTTAAACTAATTCTTGAATTACTTCTTCTAATTCTAATAGTTAGATTGCTTTCGTTAATATCATCAACCCAGTTAAAATCGGATAAGGTTTTTTTCAAAGGCAACCAACATATCTCTCTGGCCATCTTAAAAGTTGGAGCGCAATACCATATCGTTTGATTGGGAATTGCCGCCATCTTCATTATTTCAGAAATACATAAGTAAGTTTTGCCAAATCTACGACCTGATACTAATACTCTAAACCTCTTTTTAGACTGGCTGACCTTGTGTTGAGGATTTGTTAGAGTTATCTTCATCTTTGCAATAAAGTCTTATAATATATTTATGTTTATCGAAAGCATCACGATCTGTTTTAATTAATAACTTTGTTTTTTCAATGCCTTTTTCAATACATTTAGACCAAGAATCTAAAACTTCTCTATCTGATAATGGTGGAAAACATTGTCCAGTAATCATTGAGCATATTTGTAATATAAGAACATATTTAATCATCATCTTCTTTAGGACGTACCTTCCCGAAAATAATTGAGTAATTTAGTTTGGTGGAATTTTCAAAACCATCATTTTTTGAAAAAGGTTTTGTGGTAATACCAATTTTATGCCTTACATTTTCACAACTACTAATTGTTAAGAATAAACAACAAAATAAGAAGATAGTTATATATCTAATCCATTTATTTGTTTTCTCCATTTGTTGTCTTATCCTCTTTCTTCTCTTTAGAAGTTTTAAAGTCCTGAATTTCATCTTTATTTACCATAAAATGTTATTCGTTATTCTGTTTCTTCTTTTTCTTTTTATTATTCTTTTTTATTTGTTTATCAATAACCTTTTTGTTTTGTTTCTTCTTTATCTGTTTTAGTTTTTGTTTAACAAAAGCAGAATTCTTTTTAATCTGTTTAGATAAAACCTCTTGTCCTTGTTGAAGTTTAAAAACTTGTTCTTTCATACTCCAAGTTTCGTGAAGATTCCAGCCGACCAAGGCAATCAAAGCAGCTAAAGCCATTCCAATTATTTTATCTTTAAGATCCATTATTTATAAAGTCCTTGTTTTATTTTCCAACTAATCATTGGCAGCTTTCACATTCTCCTGTATCGTCAATGACGACACCACTACCTTCGTAGGTTGAGTCTTCTTCTCTGCCATTACAATCACAGTTGGTACATTCACCTTCTGCACTTGGGCAGTGACACATTTTATTACATTTTTTACACCATCGTTCAGTCATTAGATATTTGGTCCCCCACATAAGGCTAAGCCTAGTAGTCCTATAAATAAGACTGCAGTAAAGTAATAATTCATAAGTTTAACCATAGTTATTTATTTATTATTTTAAGTATCTTCTTTTCTCCCATATATATTTCTGTTGAAAT